GAAGGATGCGGGTTTACAATCGACAATTGAACTTACTAATGAAGTCTGCTACGTCCTAGCACGTATCTATTGCACAGGATTCAGGATAGACACTGATCAATTGTCCTCTGTAAAAGAGGAGTTTGAATCAGAAAAATCTGCCATAGAAAATAGATTACAGAAGATGGTATCGGATCTGATGGGAGATACACCTATCAATCTGAATAGTCCAGAGCAATTGTCATGGGTTATTTATAGCCGTAAACCCAAAGACAAAAACCAATGGGCTGCTGCAGTCACACCTAACATGACAGATGCTGATTTTAAAAATGCTGTAAAGCAGCACTTCACTACGGTGTATAAGACCAAGGCAGAGAAGTGCCCGGATTGTGACGGGGCTGGTAGTAAACACAAAAAGAAAAAAGATGGAACCGACTTCAAGAAAGCTACTAAGTGTGGTACTTGCGGAGGCCAAGGCTATTTATTTAAAGCAACTAAAGACATGGCTGGTCTTAGGTTCACGGCACCCGGGGTCAAGTGGGCGAGTGCTAATGGTTTTGCCACTGCCAAAGAGAACCTTGAGATTTTGGAGCGAGTGGCAAAGTCCAAAGGAATGACAGTTGCCGAAGAGTTTCTTAGTAGTGTTAAGCGACTGTCTGCCTTAGATAGTTATCTATCTAACTTTGTAGATGGCATTCTAACATTTAAGAAGTTAGATGGTATGCTTCATGTTAGATTGAACCAGCACATCACAGCTACTGGCAGATTCAGTGGCAGTAATCCAAACATGCAGAACATGCCACGTGGCGGTACGTTCCCAGTCAAGCGAGTGTTTGTGTCTAGATTTAATAATGGTAAGGTTATGGAGGCAGATTTTGCCCAGCTAGAATTTAGGGTAGCTGCCTTCCTGTCTCAAGATCCTGTGGCTATGAAAGAGGTAACGGAAGGATTCGATGTACACTCGTATACGGCGAAGATTATTACGGACGCTGGGCAGACAACGTCTAGGCAGGAAGCTAAGGCGCATACTTTTGCGCCTCTCTACGGAGCCACTGGATACGGTAGAACCCCAGCAGAAGCAGCCTACTACCAGCACTTCATGGAAAAATATAAAGGGGTAGCTGCGTGGCATAAGGTGTTGGCTAAACAGGCACTGGGATACAGGATGGTCAAGATCCCCAGTGGCAGGGAGTATTCGTTCCCGAATGTCCAGCGCAGGAGGGATGGTACAGTAACAAACTTCACAGCCATTAAGAACTATCCGGTGCAGGGGTTTGCCACTGCAGACATCGTACCCTTGGTTCTTGTGGAGATTTACAATAAGCTTGACGGGATGCATTCAGTGGTGGTAAATTCAGTACACGATTCAATCGTGATAGACGTTCACCCTGACGAAGAAAAGGAAGTGCTTCTCATTATTGAGAGTGTACAAAATGAGATACACAACCTGATTAAGAAACGATGGAACATTGAAATGAATGTGCCACTGTTGCTTGAAGCTAAGTTAGGTTTAAATTGGTTAGATCAGAAAGCTGCTTAATAGAAAGGTAAATATATGTCACAACTAGCGTTAGTAAATAATGAATCAAACTTTGGTGCTCTTGCTGCAGCAATGGGTATGCAGGCAGATCAATCGAAAGAGAAATCATCCATCCTGCCACGCCTACGTATCGATCACTCTGGCGTGATGGGTGAAGACGAAGTCAAAGGCAAGAAGCGTAAGGTAGAAGTTGTGCCTGCTGGCATGTACAAGTTGGACATCCCAGAGAAAGCTACACTGTTTTCAAACAGCGTACGTATTCGGCTGTTCAATCAGCGGTTCATGTACAAGCGGTTTATCAAAGAGGGCGATAAGAATCGGTTTGTTAAAACCATCATGGCCCTTGACCTGAAGTCTGACCTTCGGGATAATGAAGGTGGATTTAATTGTGGTAAGCCAAGTGGTTGGATTGAAGACTACAAGTCTCTGCCTTCCGATATGCAATCTCTGATTAAATCCATCAAACGGGTTCGTGTCCTGTTTGGTACGGTAGAGATGAAGTCTGTCTTAAATGCACAAGGCGAAGAGCAGGAAGATCTGCTGTTGCCTTTCATTTGGGAAGTCGATAATAAGGATGCCTTCAAGACTATGGGTGCCCCTATTACACAGATGGCTAAGCAGAATCGCCTACTGCCCCAGCATTGGATTACTTTAGATACAGAAGAAAAGGGACTTCCCAATGGGGAATCTTATTTCCTACCTCTTGCTTCTCTTGATCTTAGCTCTGCCATTCCTTTGGTAGATGCAGATCAAAAGACATTCGCTGACTTCAATCAGTGGATTGATAACTACAATGACTACATCATCAAGCAGTTCAATGAAGCACGTGATAATGGTGCTGGTGATGTAGACGAAGAGTTAGTGGATGAGTTTGTTGATGTCGAGATAAAGGACGCAGCTTAATGCAACATCCTGCCGAATTAAAGGTACACCAGTACATCGAAGAAGTACGCACTGGCAAAGCTTCTGTCAGTGAGAAGACTATCAATCAGATCACTGACGATGTACGTGCTGCCTTAGTTCGGCAGTTTGTTGATAAGAAGTCTAGAGAGTTTTCATTACGTATGTCAAACGCTGGCAGACCGTACTGCCAGTTGTGGTTTGAAAAGAATCGTCCTGAAGAAGCAACCACAATGTCATCAAACTTCCTGATGAATATGATGATTGGTGATATTGTGGAAGCTGTATTCAAAGGTCTGCTCACAGAGGCAGGCGTTGTATATTCCAATGGCGAGAAGGTCACACTGAAGGTGGACGGGTACGAGGTGCAAGGCACACCCGATCTATCAATAGACGGAGCAGTAGATGATGTTAAGTCTGCTAGTGATTGGTCTTACCGTAATAAGTTTGTTGATTATGACACGCTTGCATCTAACGATTCCTTTGGTTATGTAGCACAGCTTGCAGGCTATGCCAGAGCCATGGACGTAAAGGCAGGGGGATGGTGGGTTATCAACAAAGCAAAGGGAGAGTTTAAGTATGTACCGGCGACAGGACTTGATGTTGATACGGAAGTACAGAAGATTGGCGAGAAAGCATCTGCTTTACAAGAGAATAAATTCACCCGTTGTTACGCACCTGTTGAAGAGACTTATAGAGGCAAACCTACGGGCAACCTTGTGTTGGACAAAGAGTGTGGATGGTGTTCCTACAGATATGCGTGTTGGGATAACCTTGAAGAAAGACCATCATTGGTCAGCAGGGCAGAACATCCGCCGATGGTCCCGTATGTCAAGATCAAAAAAGATTAAAGAGCTTCGTGACCTTTAATAAAAAACAATTCTATGCTGCCAAGAAGCATGGGTACAGAAGTGGACTTGAGGTCAAGATACAAGATCAACTCAAGGAACTTGGCATTAAATTTATTTATGAAAAAGTTAAAGTCGAATGGGAGGATCTTAAGTACAGAAAGTACACACCAGACTTTATACTTGAGAATGGAATCATTATTGAAACCAAAGGATTGTTTACTGCCGAAGATAGACGTAAGCATTTACTGGTAAAGAAACAACATGCGAATCTTGAAATTAGATTTGTATTTGAAAGTAGTAAACGTAGGCTATCAAAAGTATCAAAGACAACTTACGGGGATTGGTGTACCAAGCACGGATTTATCTATGCCGATAAAGAAATACCTGAAGCATGGCTTAAAGAGAAAACACGTAGTAAAATATTTTACCCTGAACTTATCAACTATCCACATAGAAGGAAGACAGATGATGGCACCGCTTAATGATAATGATATTGCACTGGTAGTGCGCCCTAATTTACAAGCAGGTAAATGGGATGGAACGGTTAACTTAAACATTGTCGCCATGCCCTCACCGGATCTGTCGGCTGAGTCTGCTGAAGACTTGCTATACATGGTCAATGGATTGGTTGCCTGCTTCCAACTGATGAACTCAGATTCAACTTTTGCTAATCGTGTATCCGTTTACATGGCAAAGCTTCGTGAAGAAAATGATCAAGCAGAATCGTTAACTCCCGATAACGTAGTGCAACTTGACCAGTGGACTAAGACAAAGGGGACAGCATGAAAGCAAAGACACTGGGCGACATCATTCGTCAGACACAGGGAGCATCTATCGATGATGCTTCTCCATCAGAGTGGAGTTCTGCTGCCAATAGAAACTATGAAGAACAGAACAAAGAAGGTTTGGATGAAGTACAAAAACCAGCCCATTACAACTTCGGTAAGTACGAAACTATCGATGTAATCCTAGACACACTAGGCCCATACGAAACCATTAACTACTGTCACGGCAATGTGCTGAAGTACGTAATCAGAATGTGGCACAAGGGCAAACCCATTCAGGATGCACGTAAAGCTAAGTGGTATCTTGAGAAGATGACTGAGCTTCTTGAGAAAACAGAAGGCACCAATTGGTAAGAGGCTGGCATGGTTACAGCAGAAGTTAAATTTTATGTCGAGTTTGATGAGGACAATATGCCAACAGCATATACCAATACAGAGTATTTAATTGAAGTCATACAAGAGGCAGTAACAGACGCCATGTACGACATAAATGCAGATCTAGTTGGTGCAACTAAAGTAGAGATTGATCACGCATGACAGTAAAGAAAAGGTTTAGTAAAGACCTACACCAAGAGAATGACACACTTGCTAGAGCAGCGGGTAAAAGGTATTGGGGTAGTTTTGGTTATACGGTTGAGGATAATCCAGACCGCTACGGCGCAGATCTTATTGTAAATACGGGGTGGGAAGTGTTTTACTCAGAGGTCGAGATCAAGCGGGTGTGGTCTGGACCCACTTTCCAGTACGACACATTGCAAATACCAGCACGTAAAAAGAAATTTACTGAACTGGATATGCCGTGTGTGTTTTTAGTTATAAACAAAGAACAAACGCATGCATTTGTTTGTGGCACTCAAGCTCTGTTGGATTCGCCGTTAGTTGAGGTTCCAAACAAATACGTGTATAGTGGAGAAATGTTTTATCAAGTACCGATCAATACTCTTTTGTACGTTACCATACCATGCTAAATATAAAACAGGATATAGAAGAACAAGCAGATCCATATGCAGGGTTAGGTGCAGCCGATGTCATTGATCGTGGCATACTGGATTCTAATTCGTATGTGCTCAGTGGCATGATTGATTCTGATTCTGTTGATGCCGCTATTCGCTGGTTGATATTTGAAAATAATAAACCCAGCCACCATACGCTGACAATGTATGTCAATTCCATGGGCGGTTATTTAGATGATGCATTCTGCCTCATCGACATGATGCGATACACCAAGCACAACATCCGTACTGTTGGTGTTGGCAATGTCATGTCTGCAGCTTTCTTAATATTTTCAAGTGGCACAAAAGGACTTCGCTTTATAGGCAAGAATGCCAACACAATGTCCCACCAGTTTTCTGACTGTGTTGACGGTAAGCACCATGACATAAAGTCGTACATGAAATCAGCAGAGTACACTAATCAAAGAATGATTAATCTTTTAAGAGACAACACAGGATTAGATGCATCAACAATACGGCGTAAGCTTTTGCCACCCAGTGACGTGTGGTTAACGCCAGATGAGTTAATTGAATTGAAAGTGGCAGACCATGTTCTATAGTCAAGACTTTTTAATTACCATGCAACACCTACGCAGCATCATTGATGCAGAAGTTAAACGTGCGGTGGAAGAAGAGCGAGAGTGTTGCGCTAAACTTGCTGAAGTAACTGGCTTGGGGGAGCCGCACTCAATGCCCCCTTACAGTGTGCGTGATTACATTGCACATGAGATTAGAAACAGAGGTTCCAATGCTTAGTTTAAAACATTACAGTTGGGTTGTATCTTTTGATGATGGCACGAGACTGTCTTATGATTTTCAAATGGACAGTGATTGCAGTTGGCCTGAAGTATTACAACGCTTTGCCAGCTTCCTTGAGAAAGAAGGATATCCCGGTGTGCAAGAAACTGTAGACGAGATTTGTGCAGAGAAAGCACAGCGTTTGCAAGAGATCATCGAAGGTTCAGAAGCATTACAACAGCTTCACTCTAATGATAGTTCGACTGGTAAGCATTAATGCTATTAGAAAGGGAGACTGGATTGTTAAAGTATCTCAGGCATTTGATCAAATAGTTGTAGTGGCGTATCATGCAACACGGTACGAGGGACACGTTAAGTTTTTCTTGTGCGAACAAGAGGCAATAGTATATGTAGAAACCCTCTTGTTAAAAGGGGACAGCGTTTAATAATAAAAAAGTTCTTGCTATTAGGAGGCCAATCTGTATAACTATATGATCCCGGGGCACTCATCCGAAAGTGCCCTATTTTTTTCACTATAATTCTGGAGATTTAATGACCCCCTATTCAACTTACATAGCCAAATCCCGGTACTCACGCTACCTTTCTGACATGAAACGCAGGGAGCACTGGGAGGAGACTGTCAATCGGTACACAACATTCATGGTTAAACATCTACGGGAGAAGTTTAACTACACTGTGACAGATGATTTATACAAAGAGCTAAGAGATGCAATCATCAACCTAGAAGTAATGCCTTCTATGAGGGCTATAATGACCGCTGGCAAGGCTTTGGACAGAGACAATACCGCAGGGTACAACTGCTCCTATCTGCCCATAGATGACCCAAAAGCCTTTGATGAGGCAATGTATATTTTATTGTGTGGTACGGGTGTAGGATTCTCTGTGGAGCACAGATATGTCGACCAGCTACCTGAAGTGCCGGACCAGTTGTTTGATTCTGAGACTGTTATTTCTGTTGCAGATTCCAAAGAAGGCTGGGCTAAAGCATTACGTCAACTCATCGCTCTACTATACTCTGGGGAGGTGGCAAAGTATGACCTTAGCAAGATCCGCCCAGCCGGAGCAAGACTTAAAACTTTTGGGGGGAGAGCTTCTGGGCCTGCGCCTCTGGATGAATTATTTAAGTTTACTATTGCCAAGTTTAGATCAGCAATTGGTAGGAAACTTACATCAATCGAATGCCATGATATTCTGTGCAAGATCGGGGAAGTTGTTGTTGTGGGTGGGGTGCGTAGATCGGCAATGATCAGCTTGTCAGATTTAGAAGACGATAGGATGCGCCATGCAAAAACTGGAGACTGGTGGACACATAACGGGCAACGGGCTTTGGCTAACAACTCAGCAACTTACAACGCTAAACCAGATATTGGACAGTTTCTTGCAGAATGGACAAGCCTTTACAACAGTCATTCTGGAGAACGAGGCATCTTCTCTAGGGACGCAAGTAAGACTCAAGCAAAGAAGAATGGCAGACGGGACAGTGACTATGACTTTGGAACTAATCCCTGCTCGGAAATTATATTAAGGCCATATCAATTTTGTAACCTCACAGAAGTAGTAGTACGTGAGGAAGACACACTGGAATCCTTGTCACGCAAGGTGCGTATTGCTACCATACTTGGCACGTTCCAATCTACACTTACACACTTCCCCTATCTACGTAAGATATGGCAGAAGAACACTGAAGAAGAGCGTCTGTTGGGTGTATCATTAACTGGTATTCTTGATAACGAATGGATGGGTACAATCTGTGACAGCACTAAGAAGAATCTTGAACAGCTACGCCAAGTCGCCGTTAGCACCAACATGGACTTTGCAGCAAATCTGGGAATCCCTCAGTCTACTGCTATTACTTGCGTCAAACCTAGTGGCACTGTTAGCCAACTTGTTGATTCTGCCTCTGGTATTCATACTCGACATAGTGATTATTACATTCGCAGGGTTAGGGGAGATAAAAAAGATCCTCTTACGGCGTTTCTTATAGAGGCTGGAGTACCTGCAGAAGACTGTGTCATGCGTCCTGAGAGCACTGTAGTGTTTTCATTCCCAATGAAATCACCAGACCACGCTCGTACCCGTGAGGATCTAGATGCAGTGCAGCATTTAGATCTGTGGCTAATGTATCAACGGCATTGGTGTGAGCACAAACCTTCTGTCACTATCTCTGTCAAGGAAGAGGAGTGGATGGATGTGGGTGCTTGGGTGTGGAGAAACTTCGATGAGATCAGTGGGGTATCCTTCTTGCCTTACGATGGTGGCACGTATCGACAGGCTCCATATGAGGAGTGCTCCAAAGAGGATTACGAAACTTTGTTAGCTAAGATGCCAAAGGATATTCACTGGGATGTCTTGGTTGAGCATGACGATAATGTCGAAGGTGTGCAGACACTTGCTTGCACTGGTTCTACCTGTGAGATATAATAGGGACCGTATGGATACTCAACACATCAAGAAAGAACGTACAGCACCTCTGTCTATTCAGTTTGACAAAGGCAAGTTTGCATTCAAGAAAGGGTGGCTTGGAAATCCATACAAGCCCGATACTGTTCAGGGCAAAGAGTGGCAGCGAGGATTCAATGCTGCCTATTTTGAGAACCTAGAAAGAAGGAGTTAGTATGTACGTAGTCAAACTCAATGGTCGTAAACTTAAAATCAAATCTTTTCGTGTGTCATTTAAATCATATGAAGCAGCACGTACTCTGCTGAAGCGTTTGATTCGTAGCAAAGGACACAACTCTGACCGTGGCTATACCCATCTGGGATACAGCATTCAGCGCATTTAAGTTGTAGCTGACATAGCTCAGTTGGTAGAGCAACTGATTTGTAATCAGTAGGTCGTGGGTTCAAGTCCTACTGTCAGCACCAAACTATCAGGGGGCTTAGTGCCCCCTGTTTTTTATCTGAATCCAGATATACGTGCTTGATACTTGTAGACTTGGTTGTACGCTTTATCTTCGTCCATCGTACGCCCATTATTATCTTTGGCGTACAACTCGTTAATAGCCTTACGTTCTCTCTGTGGCAACTTATTAAACGTCAGCTTATCGACACGTTCACGATCAGAGACAGTCATCCTTCCCTGTGTTAACTGCCTACCAATATCCAATGCCATGCTCATGTTTTCAGAGAGTGCAATCTTTTGCTGAGTCGGTGTCATTCGATTAAATCTTTCCGACTCAATAAAGTTTCCTACAAGACGTTCTACATAGGGAATTGAGTTCTCTATAACAGCACGGTCATAGACCTTATCTCCAGATGATCCGTAGAATGTATAAGGATCTAAGCTAAGCTTCTTAAACTGTTCCTCTATCTTGTTAACACGTGGCACTACACGCATACCTGATAACACGTTAAAGAATTCCCCACCACGCATTGGTGTTTCTCTACGTAAGTATCTCTTAGCTTCAGGCAACTCTTCTTTAAGTGCTGGCAATTTACCTTTGATTCTGTTCATTGCTGCTTCGGTGACAATGTCATCGCCAGTGATTACATTGGGATCACGCACTACCTGAGATTCTCTGTCAAACATATCTAAGTAAGCAAACACGGGTTGTCCGGGCTGTACGAATCTTCCAGCAAAGTCACCAATTATTTTTCCTATGGCTGTTTTTAACTTCTCGCCTTCTTTGCCTTCAGTAGTTGCAATCAACTCAGGTAAAGAATCTAAAAAGGTTGCTTGTGCTCCAGCAGGCAACTTCATGCCCACGATAGTAGATACCATTTCAGATACCTTGGCTTCATCCTCTTTGCCTAGTTTCATCTTGGCAAGAAAATCGCCAATAGCTAGATACGGGCCGATTGGAAATATTGCACGTGTGTCTACAGTAGAACCATCATCACCTTGAACATTAAACCACTCTGTGTTTTGATTCTCTAAACGGTACTTGTAAGCAGCGTACATAATGGCAGTGCCAACAGCACCACGTGAGAACTTACCAACGCCTTCCCGCATCATTCTCTCAGCACGTGCAGGATCTTTACTAAACAACGTACTGGCTTTCATCATATCGCCTACACCAGAGGTAGCACCAATGGGACTATAGCGATATTGAAAAGACATGGCATTAGTCATGAACCGTGGGAATGTTACAACCAAACTTCCTCCGGGCAGACCTTCAAAGAATCTTACAAACTGGTTAGCAAGACCTTCTGCCTTGGCTTCTACAGTTACCTGCCCTGCCTTATGTGGCTTTGGCATGTACGAGAAGGTAGCTTTCAGAGCATCGTCTGCTGCATTCTTAATTACATCAGCAGGAATCTGCTTACCATCGGCAATGATCTTGTACATGTCAAGACCGACAGCACGTAACTGCCTCTCTACACTGGCAGTAAATGCTGCACGTCTAAACAAAGCATCTTGTGCTACGTTAAAAGTGTTAGCCATACGAGATACAGCAGATAGTTGGGCATTGCCTGTCTCTTGCAAGGCAGAGAATAGCTGCTGCTTAATGCGTGGATTGTCTGCTAAAATCTTTTCAGTTACTTCAGCAGTAATGCCTGCATTTGTGAGGTAGGTAAGTGTACCAAAAGCATCACGAATAGTAGTCTGCAATCCTTTTGTAAGATCACCTCTTTCGTATGTTCCTGTTGCCGCACCTTTTAATACTTTGCCTGTTGTGTATAGGGCACCTTCTAACAGACGTGAGGCAGCATCCCATGTCATACCCATGGTAGTGCCCATCATGTTACGTGTGGTAGTTGCAATACTGGATACAACTAAAGCCTTTGATTCTCGCTCTAGCCTTCTAATACCATTCATTAGATATCCCATGGCAGAGGTTACATCTTGATCTTTGCCGTACATATCTTTAATAATCTTCTCTGCTTCAGGATCAAGTTCTGCAACACGTTTTAGTGTACGTGCTAAGGCGGAGTATCCTTGCATAATGCTGGCTGCATCTGCCACTGTAGTACGAGTGGCTTGTGCAAATTCTGCAGGACTTAAGTTGGCTTTCTTTAATGCGGCATCTAAAACGACATCATCGATTTGCTCTGTTGTCATAAAAACATCTTTTACCGCATCGCTAATCTTTTGTCCTTGCTTGGGACGAAATGTAGGATCAAGAATCATTACGTACTTAGCAACATCAATCGCTTTACGATTGACATCTGTACGTATCTCTGCTTGTGTTAATGGTCCGGGTGGAGATAATTCATCTAGCACCTTACGGCCTTCAAAGATATCAAACTTAGATAAAGTGTCTTCCAGTTCTTTATCAAAGTCGGCTACTAATTTTTGTGTAGCTGGGTCTTCAATAGATCTTGCAGACTTGCGCCCTGCCAATACAGATTCTAGATCTTCCTTGGTACTTTTCTTAGGCATGCGGAAAGCAGCACGGGCTTCTGCACCACCAAAGACAGCACTGATGCTGCCTGCAAGGGTAGCTTCACCATAACTTAATTCTTCACGTCTGCCTGTTTCAATTTGTAATTGTTGCTGTACTAAGTTCTCTCCAGTGCCGAGCGTAGCTTCTGCTGCCGCAGCACCACCGATAGCAGCAATACGTTTTTTCAATGCAAAGTTAATGCCTTCACGTGCAGCTTTATATCTAGCAGCAGCACCAATACCAAAGCTAATGATATTAGTTGGTTCAGATACTGCAGCAAATGTAGCTTCAGCAAAAGGACGTACTCCCGGCTGTCCACCAGCTTCGTACCAATCCGGTATAGTGTCGTATAGTTGATGAGCCTTGGCAGCTTTACGTACATCATCTACCTTGGCGTTGTAGATCCAGTTCAGTTCAGGAACAGCATTAAGTGTTGTGTTCCATTCTGACTGTCGCATTGAAGTCATCCAACGCTTGACATAGTCTTCGTTAGATTCTTTTGATTTCTGCTTTCCAGATTCTCCGTATCTTGCTATAGCGTAATCACGGATGATTTGAAGGTTCTCATCTTTAGTAAGATCTTTAAAGTTTGTAGTTGTCTTTGTCGGAAGATCCCGTGGAGTTACATCAGCTACAGGCGCAGTACCTGTCTCCATCTCAAATGTAGAACCCAGTGCCCTGTTAGTTTGCTGAGTAGTCGGAGTTACAATCGGTAAAGAAAACTCATCTGCTTTTTCTTTACGAACACCAACAACTGGCAAATCAAAATCACTTGCCATGTTATTCCTTTACCTTACAGGTTGGAAACTAGTTCCGTTCCAAATTTTACTTACGCCATTACTGTCTACGTAAGTCTCACCGGATACAAGTTTAGATCCGTCAATCTTTCCTTCTTTTGTTTTTGGTATAGGTTTACCTTTACCGGCAGTAGTTCCCGGAAGTGCTTGGGGTCTTGCTGCTTGTCTGCGCTCATTAAATTGATAGGCTTTATTGTACGCATCAATAGCCTTTTGTTTTTCTTCAGTGGATAAATGATCCATAGCATTTACTTGCGAAGAAAACTTTTCTGGAGAAACAAATTCAGCATTCTCTGTACGTGCTGGTGTCTTTCCTTG